TATCTAAACTGTATTACAATATCATCATTTTGTATTAAGTCGTTACAATTATTAAGAATAAATTTATTTTCACTGATTAAACTTACAAATTTATATCCTTGAGATCTTGGATCAGTAATAAGATTTTCTATATCATTACAATTTAATCTACGCTTTGGCTTATAATTTTTAGGAATAGTAACTTTGTTCTGTACCCAGAAATAATATTTTGCACTAAAGTTTTGTGATATTTTATCGTAAACTAATTGTGTACTATATCGAGTATTTCCATATATGCTAGTACCACTTATACCTAATTCTAAACCTTTATCAGTGTCGGCAAACTCGTCATATACCGATGGTATATACGGACTTTCAACCCACTCAAATATATCAATAGATGATCCATTAAGTAACTTATTCCAATTGCGTTTTTGAATATTTTCTGTTCCAAAGTAAGGATACGCTAGTCTTGCTGTATTAGTTGCCCACCACACTTCACCAACATGTTCTTTACCCCAATATCTTTTTGGATCTATTAGAAAATCATTTTCTAACCCTGTGTTATATACTGCTGGGTCAAATCCAACTTTATAATCAATTTCTTGCTCTGCTGGTCCTGCAATTTTTCCTTGAAGTGGATCAATATAATCTAGTCTTGATATAAACTCATTTGTTCTTTTATTATAAAGAGTTATTCCAGAAATTTTATTTAAATCTACTGGTAATACTTGTTTTTCTAAAGTGGTCCACGATTTAGAATCAATATTTTTTCTAAAATCAACTACTGTACCCCTTGAATCAATATTTGACTGCTCTGGCATACCAACATATATATGATTTTGAATACTATACAAGTTCTCGCCGAATGTTTGTTGTATTTGAGGATATATTATATTTTCTGAATATATTAAAGTATCTTGAATATTTTCGTATACATAGATCACACCTTTATCAAGTATAACATTTCTAAACGTTGTAAACTTACCATCAAAATAAGTTTCTTGTTTATCAAAAGTAGTTGGAATAATTTGATCGCCATTTAAACTAGATATAATTAAATTAGATGAACCAAAATCTAATGAATGACCAAACTGTTCGGCAATTTCGTTTTGAGGAGATTGCAATGTTTGATCAAGAACAAACTGTCCGCTAACTGCTTTGTATATGTACACTACTCCTTTGTTAATACCAAACTCATCATTTGTTGATGCACTAACAGCAAAATGTGTACCTGCTGTATTTAGACTTACATTCTCTCCCCATTTAGTATCTTCGTTTGGTGCATTAATAACCTGAGTTAATTGGAATTTATTATCGTTTTGTCTGTAGATTGCTATGCGCTGTTCTGTATAACTATCGGCTGCAACTAATAGTGCCTTTACTACTAAAATTTGGCCGTCGTCGCTAATGTCAAACGCTTGGCTAAAGTCACTAATATTAGCCGGGTCAAAAACATCTTCATCATATAAGTGCTGACCAGTTAGATTTGGAAGATACCCTAGATAATCTATTTTACTATCTAAAGTTTTCCAATCAGTAGTAGTAAATGCTGCATCCTCAGCAATATTAGTCAGTGCTCGATATAATACATTATCTTTAAGAACAATATTATTTTCAGCGTAACTATATGTATTATCCCACTCACCCTGGTAATCACTATCTTTTCCATATTTCCAACTAATGTTTACCCAATATATAGGGTCTGTAGGTAGTACTCCACTTTTAACTGCTCTAATAGCTTGATAATATTCATCTTTGTAGATAGTTATTTCACCAACATTGTATTCTCTAATCTGGAACGGACCGCTGAGATTTTCTAAATCATCAGTACCATGTCTGAATATTTCTATTTGTCCTGGATTTTCTCTACGTCCGGTATTTAAAGTTTCACTGTCTGCATCAACTCCGGAAGTTCCAACTAATAGAGTATATGAATTGTCTGTTTGTATTAATCTAACTTTTCTTCCAAATTTTCTATCTTCAGCATTTTGGAAACTTGTTAAAGTTTTTTGTAATAGATATGTATTATCTGGACGTCTTCTATAAATTGCTATCGCGCCAGAATTGTCTGGACCAGCATTACCCGTACTAACAGCTGACAAATTGTATATTTGTCTATAATCTTTATTTAAAGAATAAGGAGGATTAGACGGAATCGATATTCCGCTCTCTACATTTTCATTAAAGAAATAATATTCTTCATCAATTAATGCAGGAGTATCTTCCCAAGATAATAATCCGTTTGTAAACGATACGCTATTTTCAAATACAAGAAGTTTACCTACTTGATTAGTTCCTAACGTAATACTATTTTCACTATCTGTAACTTCGCCAAATACTCTATCAACATCGCCAGCGATTCTAATAGTTTCATTTGCAAGTCGTTTTAATTCATATTTTCCGATATTATTAAGCTCATTGAATCTTCCGCTAAATGTAACTCCGTTATATTCGTCTAACACTTTTACATATACTCTAACTCTGTTAAAGTCTCTTTGTAGATAAACAACTTCTGCTGCACTAGTTGGTGCCAATGCACTTGCTGCTAGTCCGCCGCTGCCGTCACTAGCTGTTTGTACATCAACTATAACGTCACCTTGAGGTCTAGTTTGTAACACTCCGCTTACATCATGATATAATCTAGGCTGTGGTTCAAAAGCAAATCCACTAGAATCAAATCTATTAAATTCAAAATCAATATATCCGTCCCACATGTCACTTATAGTTAATTGTTTATTAATATCTTCGTCATCAATAAACACATTATCATAATCAATAGGCTTATTTTCTAAATCGTACAATTGGAAATTATAACTGTCTCCGATTGTTAGTCCATCGCTGAATGTTTTTCCTACTCTTACAACAAACAAATTAGATTGACAAGATCTCTCTGTTCCGTCTTGACCATCTTGTCCTGACGGATCTCCTCTATAAGAAAGCTGTGTAATATAACTTGCACGGTTTTTATCAAGTACAAATGTTCCGATACTAGATACAGTATCTTGAATATTATAATAATCATTAATATCTCTTGCAGACTCAGATAATTTTACATCAGCATACACTAATCCTCTACCAACATCATAAAAAGTTGATCCCACAGTATATGTAAATCCATCACTGTTAGATAATTCAGTAGTAAAGCTACTTAAAGGTTTATCGTCTGTATTATAAGTTTTAATTAACCAATAACCGCCTATAGATGCACTAGTAGTATATGTATTTTCACTAGTATATAATCCAATAAAATTATCTTCGTCATTATACAATTCTCCTGTGACATCAAATATGCCGTTTGTATTAGATACATAAATTACTGCACTATCTAATTTAGAAGCAACATAAACTACTTCAGCTCTGCCTGTCACTGTTGTAACAAAGTCGCCTACTTGAGGCAAAGAGATAAATGTTTCAATTTCTAATATTGAATCTACTTTATATATAATTTCATGAGTTGAACTTATCCAACTAGGTGTAATTTGAGTAATAGTATTGTTAAATGGTAATACTTCTTCTAATGTTTCATTAGCATAACTACTCTTATTCCAATACAAACTAATAATATCACCTGCTGCTTCCTGACCAGCTGTAAAATTTCTAGATTTTGTTCCAAGATACATGTCAGCAGGCGCTCTAACCAAAATATGATCAGCAATACTATTTTCTAATCCAGGATTTCCTGATACTAATAATACTGTATCAGTAGAATCAGTGTCAGTGTTAGATATTAAATTTTGATAGTTATCAAAAGTAGAAAATCCTTGGCTTCCAGCTTCTGGAGAAATAGTTCTTAATGCTTGCCAAAAATTATCTCTGTATTTGACAATATCGTTTTTTTGATATTCAATAGTTGGACTAAAGTTTCCAAGTAACTTTGTTTTAACATCTGATGCATTTGGAATGCCGACTACTATGTATTCGCCATCAGGGCTAATATCAACAGAATCACCGAATCTAGAATTTGAAATATCTAAAAGATTTGTATCTGATGGATATTCTATTTCTTGGCTAATAACAAAATTACTATTTTCACTACTTCTTAAGTATACAAATATTTTTCCGTTTTCGTCATTTGGTGCTGCAACAACCATTGTCCTGTTATTTTTTGAAACTGCAATATTTTCACCAAATTCTTGATTTGTGCTAGTTATATCAGTTGTGTTTTGGATAGTCTGACGCTCAGAAAATACAGTATTATTTTCTAATACATTCCATGATCCGTTTTCATAATTATTAACCCAAAATCTCTGATCATCATATTGCTTGTCTTGAATAATAGCATTTATTTCAGATATATTATTAATTCTTACTTCTCGTAATTTAACTACTGCAAAAGATTGGGCATCAAATGTAGATACCTCGCTACCTGCTGCTATTAATATTTTGTTAAGGTTTGTTTTTTCAATATTATATAAACTTTCAACTCCATATTCTTCAGCATCTAGTATACCAATAATTTCACCTTCTTGTAAATTATTTTTTGTCCATTTATTAAGTGTAATTTCTGTAAGCTGATCACCTTGATTAGTAAACTCTCCTGTTGAAGTTTCTGAGCTAATTGCTTTAAGGTCAGTGTCTATTATCTGATAAACTGTCCAGTCGTCTTTACCTGTTTCAATTAACCAAATATAAGACCCTAGCTCTATTAAGTTAATATCTGTACCAGCTAATTCAGACTTATCATACGCAATAAACGTAACATTATCTTCGTTTACATAGCCGCCCGTCTTTAAGAACTCTTGCACAGTTGTGACAGGAAACGGAGAAGTATGTATATAGTCCTGTGGTTTATCGTGTACATCGTTAGGTAATAGTCTGTAAATTTTATCTATTTTAGTCGGATTTGAATTTGTTATTTCAAATATTTGAGGAGCTTCTTCTAGTTTCGAATCTGAAAGTTTATATTCAATTTGTACTTCATTATCAGTTGCACCGTACTGGCCTACTTGAATTGCCCATTCTTCAAATAGCTGCACCTTATCTTCTTCGTTACTAGATAACGAATCAAATAATTTAGTTACAGAATTAATAGTCCCCTTGTCTTGAATATATCCGTTGTAAAATTTAAACTGACTTATATCATCATTGATTATATTAGCAAGATACCTCCGTTTTTGATAACCAACTAAATGCTGGGCAAGTTCTTGTTGAGATTCATCGAACCCTGCACTATCTAAATCATAGAAGTCCATAAATTGATTTATTTTATAATCAAAATTTGTAAGTAGCTTTTTCTCTGGTTCTTTGCTTAAACGATACCATGAACTTTCATTAAAAATATTTGATCCTGGAATATTCTGTACAGCAGTATAATAATATTGGCGGTGCTTTACTAAATCGCCAATATTATAATCTTTATATTCTTCCCATACTTTATAAGAAGCATCGTCAAACACAAATCCCGGAACATTAAATCCTCCCTGCCAGTCTGAGGTTCTATATGCATTAATTTTTAATCGATCCTGTCTATAACCTGTAGACGGTTGGTAGATAATATCGTTAAAGATAGTTTTATTATCAAATAATACCACATGTTCTTTTTGCACAATCGGAAGAGCAACATGATACAATCCATGATCCGAATCAACTACTTGTATCCCGAAACTATTTTGATCTCTTAATATACTATTAAATTTTAAATCTAAAGGTTGTTTATTTTCATCATATATAGAATAATTATAAAAAGGATCTGTCAAGTCGTCAACCACATGATAGTCTCTATCAAAATATAATCTATTTGCAGAAGGACTCAAAGTTATAACTGTTCCTGATGTCCATCCTTGTGTGGTCCAGAATAAAAATTCTTTTGCAGAGTCTTGCCAGTTGTCAATTTGTGATCCGTTCTCTGTAAATACAAAATCAAATCCTAAATCTTTTAAACGTTCTGCATACCCTAGCATAAATGTGATTACTTCTTGACTATTAGAAAACTTATGGCCATAAGGAATACGCAAAACATTTTGTTTAGAAAAGTTTTTATCAAATTCTGCAGACTTTCCTCCAGTTATAGGGGCTTGTTTCAGAACTGCTAGATTATCTATTTCAAAATTTTGAGTAGAAGTAAACGATTCTTTAACTCTGTAGTATTTTCCAGCATTCTCTATAAGCTGACCTTTTAAATATGGTGTTCTTTCTCTCCACTCATTTGCAGTTTCAGTAATACCTCCAACTGTTATTACAACACGTTTTGATCCTGACTTTGGAGCGTAATATTCAAAATAAGGATTATCTTGACTATACCCTCGAATAATAAATCCAGTTGCTAGTTTTTCAATAATTAATCCGCTATATGTAATTAAATCTGTTGGTGAACTTGTATTCAAGAATACATTATAATTTTCTTGCGGTATAAAGATACCATTCTCGCTTTGATCTTCTACAATACTACGGCTATCAAGTATTACATTAACTTTGTCTTTATCTGTAAATCCAGCTAACTTTACCCCTAGTTGATTTTGGATGCTCTTCAATTGTAGCTGATAGTCGTCATACACCTTTAACACATTAGAGGAAATTAAATTAGAAATATAATTTACAAGTCCCGAAGTCATAACACGCTGATCACTTTGTGTTGTATTTGGAAGTAAGATTTTTTCTAGTTGTATAACCTTACTAGTATTATTATAAATGTACTGATTGGCAAAGTTTTTTTGAATTCTGCTTACATCAAATCCTAATCCAATTGTTTCTGCTGGTTTATTAAGCACCATTGATTCTAAAATACTAAACGGATATTCTGAACTGCGGCGCCAGGCATTTTCAACCGGTGCCCAATCGCCAAAACTAAAGTTATTAGTAGTAGAACGTAACAGAAAATTATCTACTATGTTTGTTCGTAACGGACTTTTTAATAATCCTTTACCGTCAACTGGTATACATTTTGATAGTCCAGGTCTTGCATAGTTGTTATTATAACGAATTTTTCCAGGTTCAGCAATCTTACCTTCTTCAAGATCTTCCCATAACAATAAGTTATCTCCTGTATAAGGAGCAGGGCCATATACTGTGTTCCACCATGTAGGTTTGATTGTAAATCCTAACATTTCCCAAGGAGCAGTATGTGGCCTGTCAGTATCAAATATATTTTGATAGATTCCTCTCCAAAATCCTGGCAATGTATTACCATTAAATGACTTCATAGTACTATAATTAAATGTAAACTCATCTTGGCGGAGATAGAAGTAATTATCGGTATAATCATTATCTAGTATTGATAACCAATCAGCAAAACTAGGTAAGAGAGAGTTATCAATTTCCTCTCTAGTAAATTCGTTATTTCTAAATTCGCCACCTTTAAACTTAGTTACGTCAATAATACTACTATCATATTCAATCTTAATATTATTAAATATTCTTTTTTCTAATTCAAGTATTAAATTGTCTCGATAATCACTATAACATCTTATATAACTGCCGTCATGCCCTCTAACAAACGACTGTCCTTGAGGATATGCATCAAAAAGTGTTGTATCAATACCTGCGTGTGTTCCTCCCGTATTGGGCATATACAGTATTATATTTGACCCGTTAAACATGTGCTTATGAGCTGTTCCGGTGCCGCCGTTGGCTAAGTCTGCTGATTCAGCAGATACCTTGTCTGTGTATAATGGATAAAACCATCCAATTTTTCCTTCAAATTTATACCCTTTTTCAGACTGTGCATATATCTTGTATGCTACTTCATCTGTTGGTGATTCTCCAGCAGCTGGTCTATAAGTGTCGTCGTATATAAGTTCAGGTAAAAATTTAGGATATAACCCTAATTTTGTCGGCGTCGGTGGAATAAATGTTCCATCAGTTGATGGATATTCGTATATCGTAATAGTATCGCCGACAACTAGATTATCAGCAAATATGTTTACAAATCCGTCTGTTGAAAAGTTATAATCTATACTGTAAGATAGCTGTACACCGTTTAGATAAACATTTACACTTTTGTTAGACAGATTATCTAAATCAAAATCTTCTGACAAACTATAAAATCTAGATCTAGTATCTAATACTTCATGTGTTGTAATTGTGGCTGCTTCATAGCCAACCATATCACTAAAGTAGAAAGATTCTGTTTTTTGTTTATCCTTATTAAGTTCTGTCAATACTAAATCAACATGTTGCTTTGTTTCAGTATCTATACCTAAATTAACAGCAGTTTCTATAAAGTTTCTTTTAAATCTAGAATATTCTCTTCTACTAAACTTTAAAGCATTAACAATATTGTATTCTTTATTTGTTACATGGTACGCAGATAAATTAATCGGTCCACTGTGCTTTACAAATCTTTTTCCAAATTTATCAATGTCGCCCAAGTCTCTAAGGTTACTAGTTCCAGGATATGATCCAGAAAAGTTTCTTAAATCTTCGACCATAGTATCTACATGATCAATTACTTCGCCTAATGTAAATTCAGTAAAGTCCTCATTTTTTGGATTTCTTTCTAAATTATTTGGAAATTCGTAATATCCGTTTTCATTTTTATTAGCTTGTGATGTTTTTGATTTAATAACAACAAAATCACCTTCGTTTAAATCTTCAGCAAAAGTAATGAATAATTTTTTATTTGTTCGTTCAATAGTATAATTGTTAACAAGAAAACTATTTACAAAAACATTAATTGTTATATCTGTTAGCGTTCCTGCATCTAAATAAGTATCTACTTCAAAAGTATTTAAATTACTTTCTTCAACTGCATATTCTCTTATTACCTTTTGAACACTTTTAGTAGGCTTATTAGAGAAGCCATTGATCCATTCAAAAGTTGTTAAGTCTTTATATTTTTTCATAAATCCAGGGTTAATGGATTTTCTATATAATTCAGTTCCTGATTCATATTCAAAAATATCAGTTAGTAAATTAAATTCAAAGACTATATCGCCGCTATTATTAATATTTCTGTAAGTTAACGGAAACCCTAATTCGCTATCATTATTGCTTGTACCTGCTTTATAACTAAACAGTTTTGTACCTATAAATGTACTAGCATCATATGTATTAGTGTCCCCAAAACTTATTTTGTCTACTCCAAATACATCAAACAACGGTTGCTGATTAACTTTTGTCTTTTCTTGAGACACTTTCCAGCTCGAAGTTGCTCCGTCATAATAATAACTTTTGCCTGCGTTCTTTTGTCCCTGAGTAACAAGTACTGTTTCTAAATCTTGTGGAGTCGTATCTTCTGATTCAACTAGATTTATTTGTCGACGATTACCGATTGTAATAAATTTAACTACATAAATTTTACCGTTAACTAATTTATCTGTATCTGCAGAAAATAGAATACGCATATTATCTGCTAGATCTATTCCGTCTACATTATACCCTATTTGACCTTCTATTGTAGAAAATACATCAGTAGTTACATTATCAATTAAGTCAACATCTGTTTTTGCAAAACTACCAAACTGGAATAACTTGATACCTGCTTCAAATTCAATAATAGGTCGTTTAGCTCTCGATTCTTCATTAATTGGGGTTTCATTATTATTATACTCAAAACTTTTTGTAATAATAGATTTATGGAACCATTTATTGTATCTAGTCCATGCATTTCTATCTAAACTAGCACGATTAACTACAATATAATCCTTATCTACTGTATAACTCTTAGCATTACTAAATGGCAATGTATCGAAGTTATCTGTATCAAATGGTATAAACTGATTTGACGAATATGCCGAAGGAATAATTAAGTCCTTGTTATTAACAAGTCTAATTTTGTCCCCAACACCTTCTACATACCATTCGTCATTTGCATATGTTTCCGGAATTACTTGTCCTCGGAATCTTACTTTAAATCCATTTGACAACTCAACACCATTGGCACTAGTATAAGTTTTCTTTCCTAATATATCAGTAGATACATCTAGAAATGTATTTTCTTCAATATCTGAAACTTTAATATATCCACTAGTATCTATATCGTTCTTACTAATGTAGTACAAACGGTCAGGTGCATTTTCTGGAATACTAAATTCAATAGTCCCGTTTTCTAAATAAACAGTAGAAACTTCTTCACCTTCTTCTCCAAACTTCCTAATCCCATCTGGATAAATTGTACTTACATTTTCATCTTCGTCAAATGTTACACTACCTCCACTCGGTAATACAATAAAGTCACCTAGATCGTAATTTGCATCTTCTTCATCATACAATGCGCCATCGTACAATCCATTAGATCGTATCCCTTCTGAACCTGCAACTAGAATAGCTGCACCAGGAGTAAATGTCCTACTGATTGCAAATGCAATAGGATGTCCAGGTGTATCTACTTCAAATCTATATGTCTGCCCTCTAAATAATTGCAAGGATGGATTTTTTGTAAATCCATCATTGAAAACATAAGAAGTATTATCGTCGTCCTCAGCTAAAGTTACAGTATAAGTGCTTACTACTTCTTTTGACTGGCCACGTATGTCAATAGTTTGCGGACCATTAGGTAACCAATAATATTCACGAAAATTTACAAATTTATCCCAATCAATATTTGGGTTCCACGCATATGTTTCTTGACTATTTAATCGACTATGATTAGTTGTGTTTGCGCCAAAAACACTTAATTGGCCAATATAATCATTATAATCTTTGTAAAAATCAATATTGTTAAACTCGTCTTTAATCACAATACTAGGCTCTAATTGGTAATTTTCTCGTTGAGCCGATACATCGCCAATATAGTTGTCTGAAGTTTTGTATGCTTTTGCTGTTTTTCTACCAAAATATCCTTGTATTTTTTCTGCTTCGCCTGGTTGAATAAGCTGGTCTAAAGTAGCTTGTAAGAATTTTCTATTTGCATTTGTTCTATAGAACTGCGGTAGGAAATCGCTACCAGTAACCTTTTTATTTTGGTTGTTTTCGCTGTCATCATTATAAGCCATTAGTAACTATATCCTCCGCTACCACTCGATCCGCTTGACCCGCTTGATCCGCTTGAAGAACTATTCGTCGAAGTTTCTGTAGTATAAGTAGAACCTGTACTTGCACTACTTTGTATTGCTGTATAGTTCGTATTATCACTTGATTGTATAACCGTTCCTGAAGTTTGTAAAGAAGCTGCTGTAATTTCATCAATAATTTCAATATCATTAACAGTTGCTCCGCTTATTAGTATTTCATTTGGTTCAGATTTAATTTGAAATAAGCTACCAAATGACTGTGTTTCCTGTTTCGGAATCATTAAGAAACTTACTAGCTTAGGACTCAGTTGAGAAAGGATATATGCACTTAGTTCTTGGAAGTAGAAAGTTTCTCCAAAGTCCCAATTTTCTAATGCAAAAAATCTATCAATTGCACTGATAATGTCTGCTTTCAGTTCATTATTATTAGTAACTAAATTATTATTTTTAACTATTTTAAAGATTACTTGCAAATTTTCTTTTGCCTTTTCACCAAACAGAATTTTATAAGTTGTAGGATGATAAATTACTTCATCGCTAATTGACTTAATTGCATTTATTTTAGGTCCAAATTGTCTGTATAATTCGTCATTGCTCGGCGGCAAAGGCTTTATACTATCATTATCTGTTTTAAGCCAATTTCTTAGTTGACTATCATATGATTTTGTTAGTAAGAATGTATCTATTATATTACTTACTGCTGGATCAATTCGATAATTGCTATCTGCAACATGTGCGTAGTGGAATTTAAGATTTCGTCTACCTTCGTATACAAGATAATCAATTATCAAAGATGTGTTATTAGCCGCTTTGTTTAATTTTTTAAATACTTTTTCTTCAAGTAGATAGAAAATTTGTCCTTCTAGTCTAGAACTGTAAGGTGAAATTGCTGCTTCATTTTCTACAATTAATATAGTGTCATCTAAATTAGCAAAGTATCTATAGTTTTCTACGCCGTCGGATGTAAAATATCTTTCTTGAAAAATTAACTTATCTTCATTTTCTACATCAGAATTATTAAAGTCTACCAAATTGTCAAATAACTCTGGATCGTCAACAACCCCATCATCGTCACTGTCTAAATAAGTAATAACAATTTTTTTAGTATCAACGTATCCTTCTTTGTCTCTATACGCATCTTGTATGGTCCACTGAAAATCTCTTGTATAAGATTCTGTACTGCCTTGTACATTATTAATATTCAAAATATTGATTTGGTCTCTATATGTTTTTCCTGTTTTTACATCATAAACTTTATCACTGCTATCAAAGAAAAACTTTATTTCAGTATCGCTTTCAAATATAAATCTTAAATTTTGATAAAATACTTCATAAGAGCTACCGTCTGTTTTAAACCTCAGTAACCAACTTGCATCAAGATTTTGTGCGCTGCTATCTCCAGTTTTGCCTACAGAAAACTCATTTAGTGTATTAATATTTTCAGCTAGTACTAACTTCCATTCTCTTTCATTAATATCATACCTTAAAGCATAATCATTAAGATTGAATGTTTGATCAATTATTTGAGACTTTACGTCATCATTCAACGATCTGCTAAATTTAGGTATAATTTCTTGTAATACAGCATTAGTTGGAATATCGTCGTTTAATGTTATTGCACCAAACCCATTATCATCAACATTTGTTCCGTCGCCTGTTACAGATATAACTTTACTCCAGATATAATCTTTACTATTTTTTTCAAGAGCGCCGGTTTCGGGTATTTCTACTAATTGGTTCTTACGATTAAAGTAATACCCTTTCGGTGCAATAAATTTAATTAATGATCCCGCTTCAATAAACTTTAGAGAATTTGCTGTAAACACACCAACTTGTATAATTGTATCGTCGACATCATTTATATTACCTGTATAATAATTTGTAGCTTGTGTAGCAGACTTCCAAGAAACATTAAGATCACTAATAATAGTTCTAGGAAATTTATCTAAGTAAAAGTTTCTTAAATATATGCTAGAAGTTATCTTTTCAATAGAATTGTTTATAATTCCTTCAATATCACTTTGTGTATTAAAGCTGAATTTAGTTTTTTCAACAAATTCTTCTTTATAGATTATCCCGTCTGTACTAAAAAGATCAGTATTACTATACTTTCCACTTGAATCTTTTAAATCAAAATTTCTACTAATTCCTGCACTTATTCTGTTAGTGCTTTTTGTTTTAATAATATCTTGACTAATTGCAAATGGACCAATATTATAATCTTCTCCAGTAATCAATCTATTTTGTGTATAGTATGTTGCAGGAGCATTTGTTCTAATTTCGTCGTTAGTTTCTGTCGGCGATGAATTAGCAACAGTGTACTTTAGCTCGAGTCCAAATGTAAGAGTTTCTAAATTTCCGCCTCGTCCTTGATATGGTATTTCTACGTTAACAGTTCCAATAGAACTAGGTGTAATTACCATATTTCTATTAGCACTAGTTCTATAATATATTTTGAAATTTCCGTTTGGTAGATTACCAAAAACACCATCACTAAATATTAAACTAATTCTGTCACCTACTCTAGTGTTTACAGCAAATACTTCTGTTATTCCTTGAAATAAGTTATTGTAAATAATGTTGTTACCTTCAACACTGTCTATCTTTGTCCAAGGAGTTGTTTCGACTCCAGCAGTATCTACACCGTATAGCCAAACATCCGAATCATTAATGTCAGTTGAGTCGATTGCTACTGCTTGATTAGGTGTAGGATTAGAAACTGTAAATGATCCGTCTTCTAACTTGCCCTGACGGAAGTGCATAAAGAATCCAGTATTAATACTAGCTGCTCCTTGGCCATCATCTCTAAACAAAAATGCAGGGCTATTGCCAGGTAGCGGTGCTTCTTCTACTAAATCCTGATTCTGTATGTCTACACTAGTAACTTCAAATCGTGTAGTAGACCCTTCAATACGCTTTGTGAACGGGTAAATTGCTTGTGCTGTATTCGTAGAATTAACTTTATATTTTTGTGTTATAATATCATTTAGAGTAGCTGTTTTAAGAGGATTTCCAATAGAATTTTGTACAGGAAGTGCTGCATTTAAAATTTTGATAAATTGTTCAAAGTAATTTCTATTAGTTTGATCATTCCATTTAATGGTAGAATTAGCTAAATTTAAGCCATTACTGTCAAAAATAGATTCAGTAGTTTTTACTGTAGAAATTTTCAATAAACCGTTTGCACACTGATTTCTTCTTGGATTATATGCAAGCATACGAGCAAGACGGAGAACACTTTCTCTACGTTCTGCTGTCTCTAGAAAGTTTTCTCTAGCATTAAGATCAATTCTAAATGATAAGTTTTGTCCAAGAAACGCAATCATATCTATTAATGCAAGATATTCCGAACTTTCAATATAATCATTGAAATCTTCTGGATAATTTTGACGCAAATATTGAATCATTGTGCGTCTTAAATTATCAAAATCATAACTTTGGAAATCAGCATTTCTAAATGTCTGATAAATGCGTTTCCAATCTTCAGCAACTAGTAATCTAGACTGTCTATCTGTTGACGACATGGCGGTTCCTTCTATACTTAGATATTTATCTGATTTGTAAACCGAGTATTTAATTTATGCCGACGTTTTGGTCAAAAGTAAATCGCAACGTATCTGCAATATTATAGTTAAGAAATGTAACAGTTGCTTCTAAATTTATACCATGTTCAAACGTATCAACTATTACATCACTTGCTTGTAATCTAGGGTCATAATTTATAATATCTGTTACATTGTTTATAATAGCATCCCTAACTTCTTGTGTAAATGGTTCGTAAAGTAGATCCCAAATAACACATCCAAATTCTGGATCACTTAATTTTTCTCCTTGGCGAATATGAAAATGATTTATTAGATCTTGTTTTACAAGCTCAAAATCGTAAAGTGTCCAATCATTACTATTTGAATATACCGAAGAAAATCCTCTGTATGCTTTACCGGAAGATGCAGACGAAGGCACTGCTGGAACCGTTACTCTCTTATATAAATTTTTTTCTAAATTGCTCATATTGTATTTAACCTTATGAAACCGTAGGCGTAGAGCTGTCAACAGTATCAGTAGACGCTAATGTTGTTCGAGGTTGTGATTCTTGCCATTGTGCTAGGTAACGTAACCCGTCTGCTTTTTCGTTTTGAAATCTTTTAACTACAGAAGCTCTTACTGCCGGGGTGCTTCTTCCAAAGTATCCACTTCCGTTATTTTTACCTCTTTCATTATAAACTGCTTCGATAATAGCAGCATCACTGGGATTAGTTGTACCAAGTGTTTTGAACGCTCGATCAAAGATTTTTGCACATCCTCCAGGACCGTGCTGAACACTTGTACTCCAAATAACATCACCAACAATAGGTGATCTAGATGCTAAGTCTACACCAGTTCTGCGTTTTATCGATCGTAATCCGCCACCATAATATTTGTTAGCAATATATTCGTGCTGTGATTCGGCTGCGGCATGATCTGCCATTAGAGTTTTCCAAGTATTTTTAAATGTTTCTGTGCCTTGACGAGCAGCACTATCGCCGCCTGCACGGTTAAGTGCTTCTGCAACTTGTGGAGCATTCGTACTAGCCCATGATAAGTATTCGCCCATCGCGCCTGTTTTTGCTGCTAACTGATACTGACCATAGCTCCAGCCTCCGGTACTATCCCATCCAATTGCTACCGGACCTTCTCTGCCGGATTCGTATTGTGCGCTAAGTGTTCCTAAACGATAAGTACCATCATCTGGTAATGCTACACTAGAACTATAATTTGATTGCGGAGTAACACCTACGCCAGAACCTGTTCCGCCTGCTCTACTATCGATATTTCCAGATCCGATATTTCCGCCACTTCCGGAAACATAAGCACTACAATTTCTTGATCCTTTATTTTTAGCAAACGTGTCTGGTGTAATTACTCTATCAGCAGTATCCAATCCTCCCGGTGCTTCTCTATCAGTATCAGGTTTTTTATAAGCCAAAGGATTCATATTTTCATGATGAGGCCAAGGTTCATGCTGCGGTGCTCTAGTTAGAATACTTTGATATGCAACTGGTTGATAATTTCCTGGAATGATGTACGGCAATGTTACAGTTGCTAATGGAGTAACCTTTGCTGCTTCTTGAGCAGGAGCTGCTTTAGGACCATTCATATGAATATATGTTGCTGTTTCTCTATGCTCTCTAGAACTACTAATATGGGTAGATCCTTGAGTAGTCAATCTGTTATCTTGACCACTATTCAGCTGATAAAATCTTCCATTTGAATTTAAATGATCTCTATTAATTCCAACATGCTGATCTCTACCAACTGTTATTTTTGAGTCTTTTCCTACTTGTAAATTATAATCGTGTTGTGCTTCAAACTGTATACGTCCGCTGTCAAGTCCTCTACTATCAGTGTCGGCACCTTTACTATATCTAGCAGTAGCTTTCATGTTTATATTTCTACCTGCTTCAAAATTTATGTCTCGTTCAGCCGTAAAATTAAAATCATTTTCAGTCATAATACTGATACTATCTTGAGCATGAATATCTATTTTGCCGTCACTAGTAAGTTCTATCCAAGCAGTTCCTCTAGCATTTGATATGTAAATTAAATCTTCTGAATTATGAAGTAGTATCTGATGACCTGTTCTAGTTCTAAATCGAAGTAGCTCATTCTGAGGTATTGTTTCGTCGCCCCCCGGATCACCTATTTCTTTATTAATATATTCCGGAGGACCATCTTCAGGATGCGTTTTTCTAATAAAGTTAGCATCTCCGTCATCCATTACAAAGCTGTGTCCGCCTAGTCTATTAGCAGGAATACTAAGTTTATCAGGTGCAGAGCCAACTTCTACTTTAGGAGATCCTGGGCGCCTATCACGCTGCCCGGGAGTATTTACACCAAATACTGCACTTGGAATTTCTCGTCTAGCACTTGTAGTTGTAGTTCCTCTAACTTCATCAAATATTAACCCTTGAACTTCGAGTACATTAGTGAAGTCTTTATTATACGGCTTTTTAAAAAATGTTGGATCAACTAACTCGCCGGTTTCTAACTTTTTGTTATATTCGCCCACAGGTAACTTTGCACCTTGCAAATTTTGAGGAGTCTGATCTGTAGTACGTTCAGTACTTGCTCTCCCATCTGGAACCATAAAATTCATATAATCATCAGGAATACAACCAATCCAATATCCCATATTGATGTCGCCTTCGGCAAAAACACACAAAACCTTTGTGCCAATGTCTGGCGGCACCATCCACATGCCATAGCTTTTTTGTGTATACTCATATCCGTCATTATCTGTTAATCCTTTACTCGGACTAACTCCATAAAACGGCATAAGATATCTAACGTTTGCTAATTGCCCAGTACGTTCAGGTGTTGATCCCGAAGATGTATATTTTAATATTTCAACTTCTAAGCCTCCCATATACTTTCTGTCAAGATGATTTACTACAATTGCTTCATAAGGTCCTGTATCCTTTAGTACGTTTCTACTAGATGGGGTTCTTGTATAATTTCCTGATGCCATTGTTTTTCCTGTTTATAATAGTTATTTTAAAATCCCATGTCCTGTGCTCGTTTCGGCAATCTCTTACTATCATACTGTGGAGCTGGACCTGCATAGTATGTTCCGTCTGCACGGCGTAATCTAACTAACTTTCTTCCGTTTTCTCTAGCAGATCTTATATCTCTACCTGCTTGACGTCTACTTTCAATTATATCTGTACGAGATGCTTTCACAGCGCCTTTAGAATCTAATCTGTTAGATAGTTTTCCTGGTGGCGGTGGTGGCGGAGTTTGCCCTTTAGAATCTAATCTATTAGAAGCTACTCCAGTTTGGGCAGGTGGTGTCCAGCCCCTTGTATCATATGAATCAGCATCATCAGTATAATCTACTGTCTGATCTGGTTGTCTAGCAATTTCAGCTGTTGTTGCATTATTAACTGTTGGACTAGAATATTCTTGCCTTGCTTGTCTAAGAATAGCATCATCGTACTGTTCGGTACTGGTATCATTAGGTGAAAGATTAGGCGGTGGTGTTGACACTTCAGTTTGTTGTGTTGCTAATCCAGATGATCCAGCAGTGTTATTTGTTTCTGCTCCGCTGCCGCCGCCAGTTCCTGAAGCAATACCTTTATAAAGTTTTTTACCCGTTAATACATCGTACCTATCATCATACATTTCAGTTACTTCGTAAGAATAAGGACTGTCACCTGTTATTCTAGGTTGCTGTCCTACAGGTGCATAAGCTCCGCCAGGAGATGGACCTGTTAAAGGAAGTGGTTGAGTAATGTTACCAGTTAATGATTGTCCATAACTATCTAAAGAAATATTTGCACCGTTGGCTATAGCAGTATCTAGATTTTGTTGTAAATTATTAAGTTTTTCTGAAAAGTTTCCAGTGCCTTCTTGTAAAAAATTATCTACTATATTGTCAACTTCCGGCAACTTAATATTACTAGGTATAGAAGAAGCGTTTGGTATTACTCCTCTAGCTGTAAGATAATCTCTACGCTGAGCAGGCGTCATTGACTTTAATTCTTCAACTTCTCGTTTTGGCCAGATGTTATCTTTACTTATAGCACCAATTGTGCTGTTATCATATGCAGATTGTAATGCTTGATATGCATTAGATACCGGCAATGCTTCGTCTAAAGCACTAGGCCTACGTAATCCTCGTTGTTGAATATCTTCGTCATTAGCATCTAAAGGTAAGTTTGCTGACATTTATATCTCCATTAACACGCTGGGCTTCTTGGTTGCTGTGCAGAAGTACTCGATGAAGCTGATTGTTGTACTTGCGATGTTAGATCTGTATTAACAGGTGCACTAGACTCTCCTGCTGCAACACTAAATCCTCCGTTAGCACCACGTTGAATTACATAACTAAATCCTTGATTAGACTGTTGATATGCCTTAGCAGAATTAATTGCTTGGTCCATTGACCCAAATCTTTTTCCTACTGGACTAGGAACTGCTGTTCCAGCCGGCTGTACGTCTGGAGTAGTATTTGATGCAGACGGAGTTGTAGAATTATTTCTAACTGTTGTTCTAGTATTTGCTCCAGCATTTGCTCCAGTGTTTCCTGTTGCCGACTGTTCACTTGTAGCTTCTCCTATACTTGTTTTGGAATTTTCTTGTATAGGTCCTTTATTATTATCCGTAGCAGGGTTATCTTGTCCTCTTCGTCTAACCATTTTTAAAGTTTGAGTAAATTTTCCGCCTGCAAAAGAATTAGTTACTCCCCAAATACTAAACAACCCACTAAATTGAGGAACTACTTTTGGAAACTCTACCGATGCACCGTTAACTTGGTAATCAAACGGAGTTTTAAAGTTAACTACACAAAACACTTCCGATTCGTGATAGCGCATTGTACCTTCTTCGGTAGTATTTGGCTTATCACCCGGCTCGGCAACAAAATTTCCTAGTTCTTGAGGAACAAAGAAAGGGTCGCCTATAATTTCCATTTCTGCTGTTACCATGTCAGTAACTTGATTTGTAATTCTATCATGGAACATTTCTGCAATTCGGCGTCTTATATCTCCACTTCTAACTGCATTAGCACTTGCTGAATTAACATTTACTCTTTCTTGTGTGCCGCCAGCGCCGTTTGCTGCTTGACTGTTTTGATTTGTACTTGCACCTCTGCCTTGTTCTGTTCGAGCAGTGGCTCCATCTGCACCCGGACTTGTTAATGTGCCGCCTGTATTCATACCAAAGTTTGCAAGAGCAGTGGTCATAAATGCATTATTAAATGTAAGATCAAAATTAAGTATATCTTCATTTTTTCCTGTGTAGATATAATTATATTCTTTTGCTGCGGCATTTTTCAAACCTTCTGTATTTGCAGGTGCTTCATTTGGAGCATTAAATTTTGCTTCATCTGCATCATAAGGTATAATACTGAAAACATAAACTTTAGGAGGTCTTCCTAACTGAGACTGCGTCTCAGTATTTTCTTCTATAAATGTTAGTGTATCTATTTTAAACCATCTACGTATTCCATTTTTTCCAGGTTCAGTTGCCCGCGTTCTAGCAAATTCACTGTTTAACACCATACGTTCAATAATGTCAGTGATTGTATTACCTTGTTGAAATTGATAATCTCTAGATCTTTCAGCAGGCGCAGTACCAGCAGTATTTCTTGCAGCATTACCTCTTGGATCATTTGGATCTGTTACTGATGTAGCATAGGTCCCGTGGGCTTGATTTCCGCCTTCAGCTACTTCTTGAACTAATGTACTTTGACCTATTTCGTTCATTTGTGAAGTGTCTTCTGCAAATGTCTTTAATTTTGCATACATTCTTCCTACACTGTTTATTGTGTTTTCTACAACATTAGCATTAAAGTTGTTATATTGTTGTGTAAGAGAACTTGCTAATAAAGCCTTTTCTCTACCTTCTTGTGAGCCAATTTGTTCTTGTACTCTTTCAGCAACATCAACTTTAAGAGCATCAGGATTGATAATATCTCTTTCTAAATAATCTGTTAGTGTCTTTCTGTTTTTTGGAAATACAATTACATATCGATCAAAAGGTGCAATAGCGCCAGAATCTTCTAACTTACTAATTCTATCATTCATAATATTAGTAACACTTCTTGCGCCTGTTTCTAATGTAGTGTGAACTAAATCACCGTTAGCATTTATAGGAGTTTTAATTTCATTAATATCGTCTCCTAGTCCTGTTTCACTCATCGGAACTGCTTTAATTTCATAAGAAGAACCTTTGCCGTCAACTGTAAAATCTACTTTTGTAATCTTGATAGGTATAAAGATAGGACGAATACTTGTGTTAGAAAGTTTGTTACCGAATTCATCCCAACCTACAAATTCAATTT